GTTTTAGGTGCCTTTGCTGGTGCCTTTGCTGGTGCCTTTGCTGGTGCCGTTTTAGGTGCCTTTGCTGGCGCCTTTGCTGGTGCCATTTTAGGTACCTTTGCTGGAGCAGTTTTAGGTGCCTTTGCTGGCGCCTTTGCTGGTGTCGTTTTAGGTGCCTTTGCTGGCGCCTTTGCTGGTGTCGTTTTAGGTGCCTTTGCTGGTGCCTTTGCTGGTGCCTTTGCTGGTGCCGTTTTAGGTGCCTTTGCTGGCGCCTTTGCTGGTGTCGTTTTAGGTGCCTTTGCTGGTGCCGTTTTAGGTGCCTTTGCTGGTGCCGTTTTAGGTGCCTTTGCTGGTGCCGTTTTAGATGCCTTTGCTGGTGCAGTTTTAGGCGCCTTTGCTGGTGCCTTTGCTGGTGCCTTTGCTGGTGCCTTTGCTGGAGCCGTTTTAGGTACCGATTTAGGTGCCTTTGCTGGAGCCGTTTTAGGTGCCTTTGCTGGAACCGTTTTAGGTACCGATTTAGGTGCCTTTGCTGGAGCCGTTTTAGATGCCTTTGCTGGTGCCGTTTTAACTTTATTAATTCTTATTAAATTATTATTTTTAGATTTTCGTTTATTCCCGCCATTTATAAAGTTATTAAATACACGATAATTTTCATAATCATGATTTTTTTCAATATCATATTCTACATTATAAGTTAGTTTCAAAGACTGATCTCTTTCAGTATCATAATTTATCTTAACAACATCTTCTTTAAATTTTGCATCAAAAAGAGTTTTTAAATTATTCAATTGTTCTGACATACTGTTTGTATCAATTGCTTTATTAATTTGCTGTTCATAACCATATTTTAAAGTAGGATTATCTGGTAAAGACATCTTAAGAGGAATTGACAAATATTCTAATAAATTAAATGAACATTTTTTACCTGGGTTGTTTGTGCTATATACTTTATCCCACATAGCGATTCCTTGATGAACCGTATTTACAACGCAAATATTAGTAACTAACCCGCATACATCAATATTAATTTTTTTAGATTTTTTGTCATCAACATTTTTTAATATATATTCGAACAATCCAGTACTATATCTTTCTTTGGCAGATAATTTAGTTAATTCATTCAAACAACTATCATACTTTTTGAATGTTTTATAAATAACTGATTCTTTTTCTTCTTTTTTGATTTTAATATGATAATTAAATGCCGAATATGATTCATAATCACAATATTGTCCTTTAGCAATAGTAATAAATTTTGTTCCATTTTTAATAATTGGTTTTATATTATCAACATTATGTTTTTCATCAGTATAATTAGGTTCTTGAGTTATATCATCAGTATCCTTTTTATTAGTTTCCTTTGTATCATCAGCATCCTTTTTATCAGTTTCCCTTGTATCATCAGCATCCTTTTTATCAGTTTCCGGTGTATCATCAGCATCCTTTTTATCAGTTTCCGTTGTATCATCAGTATCATTTATAAGTCCTATTTCTGTATCTTTTTGATTAGTTTTATCATTTAAATAAAATATTATATCTTTTAATTTTTTTGTATTATAAAATAAATAATTTAAATCTAATCCTTGTACTTTTATATGTTTATATTTATCTGATATACCTTCTAAATATTCTATACTTTCTTTGTCTAGATTACCAGTGTCTTTATATTCTGTTATCAAGTTTTCTAAAGTTTTAATACCTTCGGTACTTTTATCATAATTTTTATGATCCATTTCAGAAGTTATTTGATATAATAATAATCTTTGTTTATTATCTTTTTCTAGTATATCAAATAATTCATCATCAATAATAGTTTTAAAAATATCTTTAAAATATGGATCATAAAAATTATAATCTTTCGCAGTATATTCTTCTTTTTTTTCTTTTTTGTTATAAAACACTTTTTTAAGTTCATTAAGTTTTATAACTTCATCGAGTACTTTCTGTACTTCATCGGGTACTTTTTGTACTTCATCGGGTACTTTATCGCGTACTTTCTGTACTTCATCGGGTACTTTATCGGGTACTTCATCTTGTTTTTTTTTGCATTCTAATTTTTCGAGTATTAGATTGTAAGCATCAGATGCTTTATTAAGTTTTAAAATATATTGTAAAACTTTTATACGTTCTGCTTTTTCTTCTGCTTTTTCTTCTACTTTTACTATTAATTTATTAATTACATCAGTTGAGAATAAAAATTCTTTTAATTTATTTTTTGCCTCTTGTGACATATAAGTACTTTCTGCTGCTGAATATTCGCTTTTTTTGCCTTTACAGTTATTTTTACTATCTCTACAATGATATGTATAAATACCATGTACCGGCGAAAAAGTATCTGAAAGAGATGAGTGATTCAATGGATGTGAATCTTTACTGAATACAACAAGATCATAGTTATTATCAGTAATTTGCTTATCTATTCCTTCAACTAACTCTATATATTTTTTTAAGTCTTTAATTTCCGGACTACCAAGAGACCCTCCTTGAATAAAACAATTCTGTAAATCAACTACAACAAGAACCTTATAATCTTCTGATGACATTATATATGTATTCTATATATATATAATAAATATAAAATAAATATTAGTATTACAAATTATCTTAATTACAATTCCTTACACATATAAGTATCTTTAAGGGTATATCCGAGTTTTCTATAATAATTTCTAACACCTGTACCGCTAATAATAGCAATTTTAGTATATCCTTGCTCTTTAGATATTTTTTCCGCTTCTTCTACTAATCTTCTGCCATATCCTTTGTGTTGATAAGAAGATTCTATATTATTACCAACGCCGCTAATATTAGAATAAACATGTAATTCGCGAATAAGCGCGCTATCATTTAGAACAGGAAGTTGCGTACTTTTATCTATCGTATTACATAGACGGAGTCTAATAAATCCAATTAAATATTTACACAGATTACTGTCTGCTTCAAAAGATATGAAATATTCTGTTCCGCCGCTCGCCGTATATGTTGTAATATCAATATAGATATTATCGTGATTAACATTAACATCTTTGACTTCTCTACAACGTATACAATTACAACACCATTTGTTCTTTTTCATATCATCTTGTAATAATTGGCGCATATTAACATATTCATGTTTATAGCCTCCTGAAATATATGTAGAAGGGATATCTCTAATAATTCTGTTTAGTCTTTTCCATTTTTGCACATTTTTCTTAAACTCTTTAATCAATTCATATAGCGAAATATCGTCGTATGGTTTATATTCTCCGCTATCATACCACTCTTTAATTTGCGTCCAAGGAACAATTGCCGTAGGATATATTTTATATTGATCGACTTGTAATCTTTCGTCATAAAGAGAAGCGTCTAACATTTCCTTATCCATTTCATAAGACGAACCAGGCAAATTAGGCATTAAATGAATATCTATTTTATATCCATTATCTTTTAATAATTTAATCGCTTGATAAACCTTTTCAATAGAATGTCCTCTCTTAATTTTTTTTAGAACATCATTATTTGTATGTTGTACTCCAAGTTGAACGCGCGTGCAATTATATTTCCTAAACTCTTTTATTTCATTTAGTGTTATACAGTCTGGTCTAGTTTCAAGAGTTAAACCTATTATATGTATCATAGCGCTTTCATTTAACTCAATTTCTTCTTCTAATGAAAGCATGTCGCGTTTTTCATAATATGTATTTGCGGCATAATAAGTAGCGGTAATAAAATAATCCTTGTAATTTTTGTGATAGTTAGACCACGTACCTCCTAATACAATAATTTCTAATTTATCTACTATATGTCCCATATTAATAAGAGCATCAACGCGAGAATTAAATTGTAAAATTGGGTCGAAATTATTATCATTCGCTCTTAAAACCGCTGGTTCGCTATAGAGATATGAGCGAGGTTGGTCTACCCAATTATTACCTTCGTGCGCTTTCTCATTTGGGCAATATGCGCAATTATGGCGGCAACTAAATTTACCAACAACCTTCTTTCCATCGTCGTCTATATATTCGGGTGTTCCGGATGTTAATATAGTAATTACTATAACACCTGAATTAGATTTATTTTTTTTTTTAGTAATTAAATTTTTAATTGTAAGATTATCTATATTAAGGGATTTATAGAAATATATAAGATTGGATTTAGACAAAGATATTTTAAAGGTTCTTTGAATATGTTTCTGAAACCTCGTAATATCTTCATTCGTTTTAATATCTTCGATACTTTTCATAAACTCTCCGGATATGTTGTTATATTCTTCTTCGGTATATGTTTTATTTTTATGATTATTATTATGTCTTACGATTTTATTAGAAACAATATTTTCAATATCCGTAATCTTATCCATTATAGTAATGATAATAATATTACTCCGAATAATTATAATATTTATATCAATTTTTATTATATAATATTGATATATTCATCTTGATGTATTCATCTTGATGTAATATTCCAGAATATCCACTAATATTACTTATGGTATTTCTAGATTTAACCCTAAAATATTTAAACCAGATTTTTGTAAAAAATGTAAAATAAAATTTGAGTACATAACTTTTTATTTTCTAATATTTCAAAAGTTTTCTAGAAATTTCTAAATAAAAAAAGTTATGTACTCAAATTCTAAATAATAAAACTTATAAATTTTTGGTTCCAAAATAATATCTTAAATACTATTGCTCTACAATATCACTCTAGATATCACTCTAGATTATATCTAAAGCGCTCAAAGAAGTTCATTTAATTCTTTAAGAGATATCCATTTTTCATCGTAGTCAAAACCTTCGGCGTATGATATGAGATATTTAGATTTTTTAACATTTTTAACCCAATAATTATTTTTTAATTTAATACCAATATATCTATCATATTTATATGTGTTTTTGGCATTCCTGGCATTATCTACCATCTTATTTTCAATAATATAATTGTATTTACTATTATCGCATAATATACCATGTATCTGTATATCACCATTAGTATATAATAATACTTCACATACCGCATTACCGCGATTATCTACTCCCCATTTAGACATATGCCCCTTATCGCTATAAGATGTATCGGCGCTAACGGCTGTCAAATTTTTACTACGAAGAACTAATGGGCAATCGCCATGCGGTCTATGTCCTGAAATAATACTATGAATTCTGGATTTATTTAAATATTTAATTACTTTAGAATTAATATAATTACCATTACCATTTTTGAGATTATCTGAATAAACTACCGTTCTATTATCAGAAGGTACCGAATAATCTATAATTTTGTATCCTTTGCGTTTTTTTGTTATGCCTCCGCATTCCGGGTTTAACATATATTCATTTAATTCTTTGTGATACCAATTATTTAATGTTGATACCCATAAATGTACGTCTTCTATAAATTTACAACCAGAAGGAACATAACCCATATTATTTTTATTTATAGCACCATGAACAAATATGTGTTCGCCAAATATATATGCTATTTTTCCGTATTGTAGATATTTAAGTAGATAATTATCATTCGTTGTTTTTACATTTACTGGATGCGGTGCGACTGAATTTAAAAAACTAGCAACTATATCTTCGTCGCTTATAGAACTCACGCTTTTATTTAATAATATAGCAAGTTCCGCTCGTCTTTTTTCAAAAGAACCCGACGAACCCATAGTATATTCTAAAATATATTTTAATCTATTAACTATATTAATTTCGTAGTTATTTTGTTCTAAATAGTTTCGTAATGTTACTCTCTCTTTCTTATTAACCCAATAAGGAAATTTATCATATTTGGATAAATGCACGCTATTATTATTTATTTTTTCAGATAATTCAGAATAAATGCGAATTTTATTAGCGTCCCTATTGCCAATTATAAACTCTACGCGGTCCGGATATTCCTTCTTAAAATCCAATAATAAATTCATGAATCTTATGTCTCCTATTCCGCGATCTTGAGCATCTCCGCCGAAGACGAACATGCTATTGTCCTGTTTAAACTTTAATCTGTTTTTTTTAGAATCAACCCAAGCGATTACTTTTGATAATCTTACATATTTATGAAAATAATCTAGATTACCTTCTACATCTGTAAGATATGCGCATATAGTAATATTTTTTTTATTATTTGAATTTCCTCCACCTTGCTTGTTAAGAGTTTTATCCGCTTGTTTTTTCAATTTATCAGATAATTCTTTATTCTTCGCTAAACAATCCTTTTTATTACTATCTAAATGTTCGCATAAACTATTATAATTATTTATAAAACTAAATAATATATTAGTTTTTATAAATAATATAATACCTCTTATAAACACCTTATATCCTTCTATATAACTTTCTTTTTTATTTTGTTCGCCTATTTTTCCTTTTTCTTTAAATTCCGCTATAGTTGTTTTTATAAGTTCATTTAATCCATTGATTTTATCAATATTATCTGTATATTTTTTACTCTCTTCTGTTTTCATATCAATCATAATATTATAGTGATTTATTTCATCATTGAGTTCTGCTATACTATTTTTTAGTATTATATAAGATTCTCCATGTCCTGTTATTATTCCATCTTCCATAGTTTTTAATTCTATTTTGTTCTTTTGTAATTCAGTGTTTTTTTGAGATAGTTTATTATTATAATCTGTTAATTCTGTTTTATTTTTCTCAATAATTTGTTTGTATCTTTCTATATTACTTTTAAAAAATTTTAAAATGTTATTAAAATACTCTACTATTCCATCATAATTTTGATGTGGATTATTTTTGTAATAGTTATGCTCTTTTTTAAAAAGTGCTAATAAAGTATCTATCCAATCATAATTTTTAAAATCATTCAAACTGTCCCTTATAATATCTGTTTCGGATTTTATAACATTCTTAATATTTATAGTTTCTTCAATGTCATTATTTTCTCCACTTGATTCAGATTCTTCCGTTTTTAATTTTTCATTAGCGTTATCAAATTCATTTTTAATTATTTCTTTTAAAATCTTATAGTCATCGACATTTTCCTTTCTCAATTCTTTAATATTGTTATTACATTCAATTATTTTATTTTCATAGTTTTTAAAAGCAACAGAGTTTTCATCGGGATGAATTATGCGCTTAATAGTTTCAGTTATAATACCATCATCTATCTCATCATCCAAATCTATTCTGGGTATTATATCAACTAAATAATTATTAAAAATGTTATAATATAGTATATTTTTAACAAATGTAATTATGGCGGATTTATTTAATTCATTATCAAAATGTTCGGGAGGATAAGAATTAATCTTGTTAATTATAATATCTCTCTGCGAATTAAAAAGTATAATTAAATTATTGAAAATATTTATGGCCTCCTTCTGCTTATCCTCGACGATTAACTTATAAACATCAATATTTAATTTAATACTATCTATAGCACTTTTTAAAAACTTTTTATTATAATCGCCGCCTTTTATAGCACCTGTTCCTCTCGTACCTATATTAGAATTTTTAATAATAGAAAATAAGTCTATATATTTCCTATCATATTTAATGAAATATCTATTTTTAGAACGATATATATATCGGTATCTGTTATAAATATATATCTTTTTTTTTGTATTAATCATAATTATATACAAAATCGCTTTACTATTATATATTAATAAAAAATAGCTAGATATTTGAAATTTTGAATTTGAAAATTATATAAAACAATAATACTAATATATAGTTAAAGATATATTATGGAAAGTGAATTGAATACTGAAGTAGATTTGTGTGAAACTGATACAGATAATAAGAAAACCGAAAAATCCATTAAATACGTAGATGCTGGAAAGGTTCTCGAATATTTCACGTCATCACTTGATATTTCCAATAATTATACTTTAGACGAATATAAAAAGATGATTACATCCGCTTATAAAGATGCTATGAAAAAAACAAATAAAGCGAATAAAAAAAGCAGAGCGAATAGCGGCGATGTCAAGAAATGCGATATTGTTAAAAGAGAACCTACGAAATATAATATCTTCGTGAAAGAGACAATTCTACATCTTAAGACCGAAAACCCCGATAAACCGTATAAAGATTTAATGAAAATGGCGGCTGACAAATGGAATGAGAACAAAACAAAATAAAATAAATGTTAAATAATATAGAATATGGATAATAGTTCAAAGATAGCGATTGTATCAATATTATATTTAGTATTAGATATATCATGGGTTTCGCTAAATTTCAAAATGTATAATGATAATACGATAAGAATACAGGGGCAAATGTCAAAATTTACGTATAAAATAATACCATATATATTTATTTGCTATGGATTACTATTATTATCAATAATTCATATTGCGATACCTTTAACATTGAATAATATAAAAGAAGATGATAAAATAGAGGATAAAATAAGTAAATCTGTTATATATGGTGGTAGCGTGGGATTTTGTATATATGGTATTTATAATATGCTATCATTAATTATATATGAAAATTTTGAAATCAAAATAGCCATTATAGATACTTTGTGGGGTATTTTCATATATTCTTCAATAACATTCGTATTCTTACTATTGAAATAACTGTTGTATCATATATACACATAATACCGCTAACATTAATATTAGTATTATTATATACAAATTACCTGCGATAAAAACGGGTGCTAGCGGAATTGCTAAAAATATATTAGTTAGTAATGTTATAAATAATAATATATATATAGGGCTTCCAGGGTACTCCATCATTTTAAAATTATTGAAATTAATATTGTTATTTATATTGCCACTAGTAGTAGCAGTACTAATACTACTAGTACTATTCGCGGTGATCCCACCAGAATCATTATTTTTAACTATGTTATTTAAATTAGATAACATAGCACAATTAGATGTATTGTAATTGGTATCATATAACGTTTTACCCATATTCGCCAATTGAATACAATTATATCTGTCGCCCCCAGTGCTCATAATTAATTATATTACGCGTTCTATTATATAATAGTCTTATTTTTTATTTGATTTAGAAACTTTGGAACTATTATAAAATGTATATATATAATACAGAAAATATATAAAAGATAGTAAAAATATTAGTATCATTATTATATATACGACCATACCTACTATACCCGCGGTACGACTAATAACGCAGTATAATGAATCATCGCTTATAGGACATTTTTCTACATTATTAGAACCTGAATTGCTCATAACAGCGGAACTTCCGCCTGATATTAAACCGCCTGTTAAACCTCCCAAAATACCACCTGTTGCTCCTGCACCAACTGCTCCTGCGCCGCCTGCGGTTCCTGCGCTGCCCTCCGCATTATTATTAGTATTAGTCGCTGGTTTTTTGGTATTCACTTTGGATGCTTTAAATTGTTCTAAATATATATCTGCATTATTCATATTTTTCTAATATAAAAGAAATATAATAATTTATAATAAATACAATTATAATACCAATTATTATATATAAAATTACATTGGCGTAATCAAAAATTTCAGTTGTTTGTTTAGGGAATAATTTATTTATGAAATATATAAAACTAATAATCACTAGAATAATAAATAGTTTAAACATATACTCGCGCCCTGTTTCTTTTTTGTCGCCGCTTTTTCCTCTGCGCCCTCCCCTGCCTCCTCCGCCTCCGCTACCTCCTTTGAAGTTTTCAAAAAAATATTCTTGAATATTATATTGAAACATTTTGAATGTTAAGGGTTCGGGTTTATATTATAATATAATATAATATTAGAATATATATATGTCTAATATTGTAGAAACATTTGCGATAATATTAACAATTATTATTAGCACAAGTATTATTGTATGGGTTATAAATAAAAATAAAGGTTTAGATATTAACTATAATAATTTGATAGAAATTAATAGTTCTAATGATTCGAATAATAAAAATAAGGATAAATGTACGACTACTTGCGACGCATTAGACCCAGTGAGCGACCCACGATATAATATGCAGCAAATAATTAAACAATCAATCCTGTTAGAAGAACATTTAACAAATAAAAACAAAAGATGCCGCGACTGTATTACTAAACATTTTTTACACATAATAGGATTGGCCGAAGAAGCAGAAATGTTAGCGACAAATAAAATTGAAAAGTACCCTTTAATTAAAGAATCAGTAATATTATATAACGAACTCTTTAAAATATGGATTAAAAACAAGAATCTCAATAATAATAACGACGATTACATCCTGTATTGTACAGATAAATTGAGAAATCATAGAAAACAATTAATAGTCTTGTATTTTTTTAATGAAAAATATATGATTAAACAAGATAAACACGATAAAGATGATAATTAAGGATAATGATGATAATATAGGCGCTAGATATTTATGAATTTATGAAAAATATTTTATTGTTTTATTTGCGAGAGCATGATTAAGAACAGTCCTAATATCTATTATAGCACTATTGTGCGCTTCTAGGTGATGCGGGTGTATTTCGGAACCCATTTCAATATTAGGATACGAGCATGGAAATGTTGTCGCATAAGTATTAACGGTGGAATAAAGTGCGACATCTGCGACAATTTGATATTCGCAAGATGAAAAATTATATTTTCCATTTACATAAAACTTATTAACTAATTTTTCTGCTCCTTCGCGCGAAATTATATACATTCCTGCGCACGGAAGTAAATACCTCCATTTAATAAAATTCTCCATATTTTTCAGAAACAACTCATTATATAAAATTTTAACAGTGTTTCCATACGATATACATAACTGTAATATTTCAAAATCTTTAGGAGCGTCTTTAATAAGTTCCTCATAATTTATATTGAATGGCAGAAACATGTCATCTTCCATAATAACAAACCATTCATTATTTTTATTGTTTTTGTCTTCTAAACCTGCTTTCATCGCCTTTATATGACTAGAAATGCACGCGAATTCATATTCACAATTTACGCACCCCGGATGCTTACATGTAAGCGGTCTTTTATTTTCTAGAATTCTATCAAAATCGTTCGGAGTTATAGCGGAAACTCTATGATTCTTAATATTGCGAATATTAAATTGATTTTCCATAAATTCCTTGCGCTTTACACTTCTATCTAAATTAATCCAATAATGTATCAATGACATAATTATATATCTATATTATCAAATAAATGTAATATATTCTTTATAAATGATAAATCTTATATAAGATTAAATAAGATTCTATAAGATTCTATAAGATTCTAGATAATACTATAAAATTTATTGTGGTATAGTAGTTATAATATTTTTGTTATTATAATATAAATGAAGTTAGAACTTAAAAAGTTTGATCCTACCAAAATTAAAAGCGATTCAGTAGTTGTTTTTATTGGTAAGAGAAATACGGGTAAAAGTTATTGTATGAAAGATATAATGAGTTATAATAGAGATATACCCGTAGGCGTTGTCGTGTCGCCTACAGAACGGGCAAACGGATATTTTGAAAAATTTATACCAAAAATGTTAATATATGATGAATTGGAAGAAAAATTAGTAAGCAAGTTTTTGAATCGACAAATAAATATTACAAAGGATAGAAAGCGAGAACTTGAGAAACACGGGTCATCTACTATAGATCCCAGGGCGTTCTTAATATTGGATGATTGTATGTATAATAAAGCCGCGATGAAAGATAAAAATATCAGATGTATTTTTATGAACGGGCGTCATTATAAAATATTTTTACTTATAACTATGCAGCATGGATTGGGTTTACCTCCTGATTTACGCTCAAATATAGATTATGTTTTCATTTTTAGAAATAACATAGTAAAAGAGCGAGAAAAGATATACAATCATTATGCGGGTATGTTTCCTACATTTGACGTATTTAATCAAGTAATGAATCAATGTACTGAAAATTTCGAATGCCTTGTTATAGACAATAAAACGCAGTCAAATAATATTAATGATAACGTATATTGGTATAAAGCGCAGGATAGTAATTACAAAATGTGCTCTCAAAATTTATGGGAAATGCAAGCATTACAAGATCAGAGAGATTTAATGGGAATTAATAATGATGATGAAGATGAAGATAATGAAGACTTTGACCCTGGTGTTTTTATGAAAAAGAAAAATACAAAATTAATTAAAGTTAAAAAGAACCAAAAATATTAGAAAAATCTCAATTTTTGATTTTTTGCGCTTAAATTATTATTCTCTATAACTATTTCTTTGATTTCCTTATCTTTATTGTTATTTGTCGTTTTCGCGATTGACGAATTTTCTTCCGCACTATAGTATTTGTCACCCCCGCCACCCCTTTTATCATATTCTCCCTTGGCATTTTTTTGTAATAAATTATTTTCATAATTTTCGTAAATTTTTGCTTTAATTTGAAAAGGTAATAGGGTATTATCCGCACTTTCCTTATTTTTTTCTTTAAATAAGAAAGACCCCCTGTTTTTATATATTTCGTCATCTATACTATTATTAATAGTTATAATATTACTATCATTTTCGACACCAATTATTCTTTCTTCTCCCTCTTCTTCTTCCTCTTCTTCTCCCTCTTCTTCTTCCTCTTCTTCTTCCTCTTCCTCTTCCTCTTCTTCTTCCTCTTCTTCGTCTTCTTCCTCTTCTTCTTCCTCTTCTTCGTCTTCTTCCTCTTCTTCTTCCTCTTCTTCGTCTTCTCCACGCTCATCAAGTTTCTGTTCATTAGGTTCTTCCTCATTTTCTTTATCTTCTTCTTTTTTCTCTCTTACCTGTTCATCTTCATCTTGTTCTTCTTCCTCATCTTCATCATCCTCCTCATCTTCATCATCCTCCTCATCTTCATCATCCTCCTCTTCTTCTTCTTCCTCTTCATCTTCTTCATCTTGTTCTTCTTTATCTTCATCCTCCTCTTCTTCTTCTTCTTCTTGTTCTTCTTGTTCTTCTACATCATCTTCTTGTGTCTTATTTTTACTTGGTACGCTTTTTATATTTTTGTTAGAATTACTGGAATTGCTAGAGATATTGGTGGTATCGTTGGTATCTTGGATGTCTTGGTTATCTTGTATTTGTTGAAATATGTCATCGAATGGTATGAAATCTCTGAATGTTTTTTTAATAATAATTCTAAAATTCTCTTCGATTATATTTAGATTGTTTTGATATTCAGAATCTTTAATATTTTTATTATTAAATAAGTAAGCATTTTTCCAAGAAAATATTGAGATATTTATATAACATTTGTGAATAAAATCTTCGGGTGTTGGTATTTTTATTTTAATATTATTAAATTGGTCTTTATACTCATATATTTTTATTTTTATAGTAGTTATTATTATCATTTTAATAATGTCTGCTAAATATTTACATTTTGTTGCCTTAACTATTTTTCTATACTCTTCGTATATTATATTATTATTCCATTTTTTTATTTGTACAAGTTCCTTCTGAAATTCTTTGATACTTCCTTTAATTTTTGAACAATCGCACCATATTTCATAAATTCGTTTAGATAATGGTATCGCTATTACATCTTGTATGTGCTCAATATATTCATTTCGCGTGTCTATTAAACCTTCCATATATAATAAATATTATTTAATATTCTTTATATAGCGAAAAAATTATAGTATAGTTGTTATACTAATTTAAGCGACAATATGTAATGAATAAAAATTAGCTGATGCATAAGTTGAACCTCCGGCAGTATTATAATTATTATAGGCATATATACCATAACTTCCTGGCGCTTGACTTGCTGAAAGAGTGTAGTTTATAGTATCAGTATGAGCACCCTGCGCACTCACACTTTGAACAATAAACCAAGTAGTGGCGCTTGCACCAAGCCTTAACCATAATGTATTTATTTCAATGTCCCCCGGATATACTGCGCCGTTTTGTATTACAAATCTTAATGTGTCTCCTGGTCTCGCTTGTAATATTAAATTTTGATTATTTATAAAATTAGGTCTACTCTTTCCATATGAACCTATGTTATTAAATGTGGAACCTCCAGTTCTTGTTAGATTTGTACCACTTGCCCCAGTTAACCATTCATTAGTTGTATTATTACCATAGGACCAAGGAATACCAATGTTTGTATACGTTGTTTGAACGGCTGTCGGCCAAACGAATGTTTTCGTTTTTCCGTAAAATTGACTTAATTTTATTTGAGTTCCTATATTGGGAATACCAGATACACCACGTGTATAACCAGTTGCAGCATTTAGATAATATTCACTAAAATTTATAGGATTTGTTCCACCAAAAACAGATTGTAAATTATTGAGAGATATTTGTCCAGAAGAAGGGGTCGAACCAGACATTTACTATTTATATTTTATATATTTTATCTATTTAATATTAACATTTTTAATTCTCTTAATTCTTCTTCCATATTTGTATATTTCTCTTTTAATTCGTGCAATTCGTTGTCTATATTTTTATTTTTATTATTTAATTCTTTAATTCCTTGTAATAATATTGGTACTAATCTTGTATAGTTAAGAGTTAAATAATTTTCGCCTGATTTAGATATCTTTTTATTTGTAGTAGAGTCACATATAGTATCAAAAGGTGCTAGATTAATTAATTCTGGATAATGCTTGAGTATTTCTTGCGCGCTTAAACCAATTTCGTCCTTATCTTTGTCATAACCAAAACTTTCGCCTAAATCATTGCTATTATATTTAAACACATTTATTTCATCAAGCACGGGAAGAACATCCTTAATATAACTCTTAATATTTTTTAATCTTTCGTCGGAATAATATGCTATTACATCACCAGTTGATAGTATATTACCGCCACTAACATGTAATCTATCAGCGGGAGAAACTATACCTATGCCTACATTTCCATCACTTCTAAAACTAACAGACGCAATTTCATCATAACTGTTATGTGATAATAATAAATCTAATCTTGTTCTACTATTCACCCCAGAGTTTTCATATCTACATAATTTAAAAGTTGCCCTTGCGCCGTGCGCTTGACCTGAAGTACCTTGGCGACATAAATGTAAAACAGATTTAGGGTCATTTAATACACTAGTACTTGTTGATGTAGGTTGCGTTATAGTTAAAGGTGCTTCGCTGTGATTGAAAGAGTTACTATCCGAAACTATTGGATTAATAGTAATTTTAGATTGTATATTACTTATAGTTCCAACGCCAACATTTCCATCACTTCTAAAACTAACAGAATTAATTTCATCATAAGGGCCATGTGATAATAATAAATCTAATCTTGTTCTACTACTACTTAAAGAGTCTTCATATCTACATAATTTAAAAGTTGCTCTTGCGCCGTAGCACTGAAGTGCAGTACCTTGGCGACATAAATGTAAAACAGATTTAGGGTCATTTAATATAGTAGTACCTGTTGCGGTAGGTTGTGTAATAGTTAAGGGTGCTTCGCCGTGATCGAAAGAGTTACTAACGGCAACCGTTGGATTAATAGTTAATTTCGATTGTATACTACTTATAGTTCCAATGCCAACATTTCCAGTATTAGCATTATATATATTTGTTCCTGACGTAGTCCATTGCGAACTTCCACCTCCTACAGAAGATATAACTCCAGTGCTTGAATTAATAGTTATAGTAGTACCATCAACTTTAACACCGCCTAAAACTGTTGTTGTTGCGATAGGAAGAGAATATGTAGAAGAACCACCACCCACTGAAGATATAACTCCGGTGCTTGAATTAATAGTTATAGTAGTACCATCAACTTTAACACCGCCTAAAACAGTAGTAGAAGCTATAGGATAATTATCTATTCTAGAATGATCAAGATTTCCCGAAAAATGCGATAATGGTTGAGAATCTATATCTATCATTTGCCAATTTCCTGTAGATGGATATGCGCCCTGGTCTGTTACGTATTTTAATAACCCCGGTTTTTTATAATATACTGTTGATACAGGTAGTTGCTGTATCATAGAATATTTAATTACTATTGTTGAGCTTGGCGAGTAAGAATCATATATTGTGATTTCGCCATCTATTTTCATTATTTTTGAGTTATTTTGTATAAGCATGACTCGATAATCTCCATTAAAATATTGTGATTCACCGTTATTAATTTGTACTAGTGTTCCTTGCGCGAATGTTAATGTATAAATTTCTATTGTTTTTGCTAATGTTATTATTAAATCAGCATAAATAGTTGAAGCAGTTATTCTCAAAACAGCGAATTGTGGAAAAATCGAGTAGTATACATTTTGTTGGGCATTATTAGAAAATTGTTTAAGTTCACCATTTATATGTAATACTGCCCCGTCTGGCGGAGATTCATAATTAACCGTTAGTGTATTATATCCGTACGGTAATTGTAATTCAATAAATGCTTGAAATCCAGATGGACCGGCTAGAACACCATTCCCATAAGCAATATATTGAACAACATTTGTTGTAGCACTAATAGAATTAGCATAAGTTTTCCAAGAAGCAAAATCATTATATGGTGTAAAATCATATATTAATGGCATTTTATAAGAAAAATTTAATGTTTTATGAGTTATAGGGTTTCCTTCTGGAATAGCAAACATAGGTTCATCTCCTAGTATACTTAATTCAGAAATAGCCAAAGCCTGGCCCCCATCAGCTATAAGAAAAACTACCATAGCATAATAACGATATGATATTGATGGTATATTACTTAATGTTATTATTGTGTATTCTAACGCGGTAAAAGATGCAAGACTATCTTGAAAATGTATTAATACCCAATCGCTACTATTATTATCATTCCATGAAGAATAATTATTTGAAGCATATAATTTAAATATTTTTGGCGGTCTTCCTGCTCCGCCGTCTGCGCGCGGAGCATATCTTATTTTTTTAGGATATATAGGTCTTCCCATGTCCATACTTATTACGATACCTAATTCTCCTTTAAAATTAGTACTTCCAGTATATATTCCTCCAGTGCTATAAATATTTTGCGAAACATAACAATTGTCTAGCGTTATAATATTATTAAATGCTCTATAAATATCATAACCAGGATTTATAGGACTATCAGAAACTTTTACATTTACAGTAAAAAATTTATCAGTCCAACTATTTGTGTTAGTAGAAGGTGTTGTTGGAAAATAATAATTAGATGTTATAATATTGGGATTGAGAATAGGTTCATTTACAGATGTAAGAGGAATATAAGTATTAGTGATAATCGAATTGTTTTCTCTATCCTTTATTATTAATTTATTATTATCCAAAGTTATTATATTTTGTGTAGGAGATCCAGAAATAGTATTAGTTATTACATAATTACTAACATTAGTATCATTTGTAGATATTAAAGATGACAATCTGGTATTTATAGCACTTGAATAATTACTTGAATTTTTATCATTAGTATCTACATAATATTTTAATAGGTTACTTGTTGTTATTACATAATTACTAACATTAGTATCATTTGTAGATATTAAAGATGACAATCTGGTATTTATAGCACTTGAATAATTACTTGAATTTTTATCATTAGTATCTACATAATATTTTAATAGGTTAC